GGTGAGCAAACTGACTTAAGTCAGCACACGCTGCTCCAGGTACTGGGCCGAATACCGAACAATTGTGAAGTCCGAATCCGACACCCAGTCAGTTGCTGGGCCGTCTGGGACGAACAATAGTTCGAGGTGCTCGAAGTCCCAGCTTGCGGCCGCATGCGTGAGCGAACAATAATTCGATCTGACTGGACGGCGGCCTGGAAGCACCGAACAAAGAGGCAAAAGCCAGAGGCACGGCAGTCTGAGAAGCAAGTCCGACACCGAACAAGTCCGAGACCGAAGTCCGAATCCGAGCCCGACACACCGACTGGTGAAGCCCGACCCTCACCGCCTCACCGAACACACCAAGTGATAGCGTTACTTTTTGGTTTTTACGCTACTATGCTCTATCGTCTGTGGGTCTTTATGGGTCTTTGTGGCTGTTTTCATGCGTTTCTGTGCAAGTGTTTGAAATTCTTGTAGTTTTTCCAGTATTTGTTCTCTTGTCATGCTATCAGCTTGTTCATGTAGCACATGAGCCTTATTTACAAGCAGTCCAGTAGCCTTTAATCGCAGTTCTTCAGCACGGATTGCAGCACCATGATTACCGCTTTCCCACGCTTCATTTCTAATCTTGAGCAGATCACGGACTGACTTCTCTACTGTTACACCAAACCTAGTTCTAGCTTCTTCACGCATTTCTTGATAACGCTCTTGGACGACTGGGTTACGCAACAAGCGAACAGCATCAACGCCAGGGTTCGCATATCCAGCAGATCGTGCTGCAGAAGTTTGCGTCATATCTTTGTGCATAAAGTTATCTAAAAAATCCTGTTGTTTATCTGTTAATCGTTTCTGACCAGATAGCCTTTGCTCCCTAGACAAATCTTCTCCTACTCTTGGCATTACTTTTTCTCCTGTTTGATTTCTTTTAAATCTTCTTTTGTTAATGCGTCACGAAAAGTTAAACCAAAATCATATCCTTGTTTGTAATAGGCAGATGATTTTTTTTTAATATCTAGTTCACGATGTGCAACAGCGTCTATGACACCATCACAAAAAAATGATAAATAGCCTCTTCTTTTTTTCTCCAATGGGTTCTCCATTTTAGTCCTCTTTCGTTTTGGAATTATATAGGGTATGGGGTGGGTTACTTACCACCCCCCTATACCCCCTATAGGGGGGGAAGTTCGGTAAGTTGGTAAGTACCAATGAAATCAATGACTTACAAGCTAAAGTTAACTTGCAATCGTAAAAAGTAAGTTCGGTAAGTAGATTTGATTTATCTAATATTATCAATGACTTATTACTTCCCTCTGTTTTTACTTACCAAGTAAGTTGGTAAGTGGTAAGTAGATTACTCATAAATGACCAAAATTTTGGGGTTATTTGTTCGTTTAAACCAGGTACCATTATCGGTAGCCTCATAGCCTAAATCACGCATAGCCGCCCAAGTTTGAACCCAGCAATAATGACATTCATCATCACCAAGACCGCTACCTTTGTAGCAGTTTAGTTTATGGTCCATATCAATACGCATTTTTTGAGTTAATCCCATTTCAACGGCACAACCGAGGCAGATTGTTCGTTTATTAACAACCAGTTCTCGGTTACGCAGAATTTGCTCGTTGCATTTTGTGCAGCGAACTCTAGGCAAGTTCTTGGAATTGTGGAAATCCGTCTTCATTTTCCTTATACCTCACCTTTTGATGCAGTTCAAAATCACTATAATTAGGTTCATTTTCCAAGACACCAACACCATTAAGGTTATCGCCATCTGTGATCTTGACCCACATTCGCTCTGAACCAACACCTTTGCTTTTACCAAACGCATTAGCTGGAAAGCGAACTTTGGTAAATCCATCAAGCATAAATACTTCATCAGAAGCCAAACCCCAATTATTTGGTAGTGCAACCATATTCTTGCCTAAACTCTGACCTGCTTTAATTTTATTCATTTTTATCTCCCTTTTGCTTTGTTTGTTAATGGAACATGAGTGCCATCCCAATCGTATTCCCAATCGACACCAAGTTCTAAATCATCATTCTTAGATACTTTTTTTGCTAGATTGAGTTTAAGTTCTTGGGCTTGTTCGGCTTCACGAGCCGCCCAGCACAAATTATCTTTATCCATGCCAAAATCTTCATAGCCTTGAGCAATACAATTATAGTAAAATGCTTGTGGCACATTGAAGCCTTTTCTACGCATAACGTAGAACATACACTTACCCTTTGCTCCTGGGATTTCAAGATTGATATAGATTTTTTTATAAAGATATGGGAAACCCTCGAATCTATCTAAGGCTTTCTCACATTTATCTGTAATCTTCCATAAACCAATAGGCACTTCTGCACCCTTGCACTTAATGATGTCTGCAACACCATTAAATACAAGTTTATAGTCCTTAAGCATAAAACTAATCATAGGCTTTGCTTGTGGACAACGCACTTCCATATTGGACATATTTAGATTCGCACCATACGCACCATAATACATTACGCAGTTACTCCCTCATAAATATGCCAAGCACTATCAAATGATAAAAAGTTTAAACAAACATCTTTTGGATGTTTCTTTTCCATGTGCTTTTGAAACACAGTAGAATTAGCCACTTTTTTTGGATAGGCATATAGTTGATTTTTATCATGGTCTACACAAATGTATTTAGTATTCATATCCCTTTTAAGTTTCTTTTGGTCTACAAAATCATACATCTTTTGATGACACCAAACATCTAAAGGTTCAAATGAATCACCACTTTGTTTAATCAAAAAACTTTTGATGTTTTCAATATCTTTCCATGTGAATGAATCGGCTAAATCTTGTCTATCACAACCACCATGACCATTATTGCTTACATAAATAGCCTTTTTGCCATCAACATAAACAATTGCAGTATAACATGGAGTCTCCTGACTACCACTTGCGAAATACTTAATATTTTTAAGTTCTAGTTTCATAACATACTCTCCTTTTGTTAAAATGTTATACTATATATATAAGCACTCATTACCTATATGTCAAACAATTTTAACTGTGGTTTTACATTTTTTATTCTTGCTTTGGCGATTTCGTAGTATTCTTCTTCTTTTTCTATGCCAATGAACCTAAAATCTTCTTCTCTTGATGCCATGCCAGTTGATCCACTACCCATGAATGGATCGAGCACCAGTCCTCCTTTTGGCGTTACCAAGCGAACAAGATATTTCATTAACTCCACTGGCTTCACTGTTGGGTGATTGTTCGCAGCAACGGACTGGTTACGCTGATGTGGCAGCTCCACTTGTTTGTTTCTTCCATCATAGCTGTATTGCTTGGCTTCTCTACGCCCTAGCCCGAAATTACGCTCATCTTTTGATGTCTTTGCACAGTAGAAATACCGAGAAGCGTTGCCATGATCTCCATAAGCTGGCATAAAATCTCCATCATCATCTTTGTTATCTGACCATATTCCTTTGTGTGTTCGTTGTCTGCTGACCTCCGTGCTGCTCGTTGTTGGAAAGATTTCTTGTATTTGTTCGCTTCCGTCGTGCATCACATTACTGGGCCATCTGCCTCCAGTAGTATCAATGTCTGATGCTTCTTTACGCTTGGCGTTAGATGTCTGACCGAATGATAGCTTGTCTACACCAATTGCAGCCTTACTTTGTTCGCCTTGATCACGGAAGTCTGGCATAGTTTCTGGGTGTTTGACCTCGCCCTCTATCCTACAGCCATCAATGTTTATTGCACCAGTTCCGTGTTTCATCACATTGTCTGCTACCGACTTCTCCGACAAAGGCTTTCTTGCCAACACCATTGGTTCATGTGCAGGTTTCAACGCAGTACCCCAACCTTCCCATTCTGAGCTACCTTTAGTTTCCATCTCTGGATTTTTTCTCTCGCCACCATCTCTACCTAAAGAATTATGAAACCCTTTTCCGCCGGGAATCCCATTTTTGTATTGAGGGTGTTTAAATCCAACTTGCACTCTTTTATTACCCGTTTTCTTATCAACTTCTTTGCCTATATTGTGGCTTTTAGGAAACCCACTGCCATACAACCAAATACATTGATCTCTGATTTCAAACCCAGCATCTTCTATGGCAACTGCCATTCTGTGGTATGTTCGTGATCCACTGAACGCAATTAGGTGACCTCCAGGCTTTAACAATTCATAACATTTACGCCATGTGTTTGCCTGGAAAGCTATGTCGCCACCATCCCACTCTTTACCCATGAAACCTTTTGATGCTCTAGCATAAGCACCATCTGTACCAAATTGTGCTGGTGCTGAATCTTCTTTACCGAACCTTTTAACTATTGATGTAAGGTGATACGGCGGATCTGTGACAACGCTATCAACCGAACATTTATCTATTGTCTCCATGACTTCTAAACAGTCGCCATTATAAACTGTGCTACCCTCTATTATTACTTCCATCTAATGTCCTATAAACCATTTCTATTCCGAGATTTTTTGCTATCTTCATGCCTTTTTTCATGCCATCTGACACACCTTTATCTATATAAACTGCCATTAAATCTGCGTGTTTATACCAGTTAAATGCTCTATCCATACCCATTGCTCGTTGCGTTTTGATCGCATCGTCTAAGACTTGTGGATAAAGTAAATGCGAGGCAAATGGTGACTCGCCTCGCATTAATGAATCAAACATACACTTTTTAGCATATGATAAGTTTTGTTTAATTTTGCCCTTGTAGGGCGATTCTATTATGACCAACATTTTAAAAAGTTGTAATCCATTTAATAAGCTTCCTATATGTTTTGACAAACATATTTGGCTGCTTGTGAATAGTTGTAGTCATAATATGCAAATGCAAATATTTATTATTCATGCTATGCTCCCTTTTGATATTTTTGTTCTTCATCATCTTGCTCATTGATTAAGCTTAGTGCATGATCATAACCAATGGAACCATGTTTTTCTTTGATAACATTTAATGCCTGGTCGTTTGTCATGCCATAATCATTAAGTAAATCCCAAAAATGTTGTTCAGCATCAATCAATTCACTGTTTTGTAATTTAGCCATTACGCTGCTCCTTTTCTTCATCTCTACAATCGTAACAAATTTCTCTACCATCATATGGTGGTTCGTCTAAATGGAATTTTTTATCACAATCCCAACATTCATATTCACCCATTAGCTTTCTCCTTTTGCTTTTTGTAAGTTATAGTCGTTAATTTTAGAGCCTAAGTCTTTACTACCAGCCTCACACTGATCAACCCAAACTCTCTTTGTAACATTGCCTTTAGCATCACGATACCTTCTCCAATGTCCTCTTCTCAAGTGCCACCTCTTAGGTGATCCATGACCACTAAAAATCTTTTCATATACAGTTTTACCTCTAGGTTTAGGTAACTCAATATTGATAAGACTATATTCATTTGCAGGTACTCTTTTACCAAATCTGATGTGTTGAAGTTTGTTTTCAGCTGGTTCTTGCTTTTGTTTAACAATAAGATCGTAGTTTAACAAAGCTAAAACGCTAACAAGAAAACGAATATCACCACCTTGAACCAAGTCCAAATGGGTTTTAGTCATTCTTGCCATTTCACTTTCAGCCCAACCCTCTTTAAATTTATCTTTTGGAATCAACCAGTGCATACTACTGCTTTGACAAAGACTAAATCTTGAACAAATATTACTTAGTTCGTGCATTTTTTGAACGCCAAACTCATCTTCTTTGTCTGTATATGGAAAATCCTTAAAATATTTTAAAGAATAAGGACGACCAATAATCTTTTGTCCCATCATAACATTGTCTGCTGAATAAATTGTTTCTTCTTCATGTTTTTCTCTAAAACCATCAACATCTGACATAAACTTTTCTCTGACAGAATTTGGTAATTCTTTTGAATAATTTTCTTTTCTCTTAAAATGATCATAAGAAATATCCATGTTCCATTCTTCTTCGTTATGAACAATAGAGGCTAATGGTGATTGCAGCCATTTGCCATCAATCATGCACCACATCTCATACATAAACCAAGACTGACCACAAGGATGATCATAATGAAAGATGTGATAACCAATACGATCTAAATAATCTTCAGGCTTTTCAATCTTACCTTTGTACTCTGGTAAATATTTATCATACATTTGATTAAGATAATGAACACGATTAGCCTCATTCCACTCAATAAACATATTTTTAAATGGTGGAATTGCAGTTTTAATCATTTCATTAAGTGCTTGAGGATTAGCCATTGAAGCCTCACAAGCGTGTTCAATTAACTTATTGCTTACAACAAACTTTTGTGATTGCACTAATTGTGATTGCATTTGCCTCATTTTGCCCTCTGCAATAGAACCACCCTTATAACCCTGGATAGTTCTTTTTGGCTGCGACATAGCACCAATGATTTCACTTGCCATTAATGGTTTATTAATAAACTCATCTTTAATAAATTTTTCAAAGTTTGACATAATTAATCCTCATATTGCTAGTATAAGATAGTTATAATAGGAAGTCAATGCCAATGTCAAGATAAAAAAAAGACCCAGTTTTTAGCTAGGTCTTTTTTAAACAAACATTTTAAAACAAAAGGCGAAATCAAATAATGATTCCGTACTTCATAAATTATATATAATAACGATAGGCACTCATGTCAACCGAAATCATCTAAAACACTCCTAGAAAATAAATGTGTAGAGTGTTTGTGTACTTTACCATATTCAACTTCTTGTAAAGCACGAGGATCATCTTTGAACGCATCTTTTGCGTGTTCCTCTGGGTCATATTTTGATATTACTTTTTCTTTTGCTTGTTTTTGTCTTAAAATTTTAATATTTTTTGATTTGCAAGCTTTGCAAACAGTTAAATATTTTACTCTATCATAAGAATCTTTTGTTTTTGCAAACAAGATTATTGGCTTACTTTCATTGCATTGTTTACAAGTTTTTATCATTTTCTGCCTCTTTTATAGCGTAAAATATTCTAGCTACTACCTGTGGCACGATACTATTACCTAAACATCTAAGTCGGTGTACCCTGTTGGATACCCCATTAGCCACTCTACCCACACTGGGTTCAGCGTCCCAGAGGATCGGTCTTTCTCTGAAGGCTGGATTTCTTTCTTTGGATAATCCCACTCCACCATTCTTGGTGGTCTTAGTGTGCAACCCAACATCTCCTGTGCTTGTTGTTCGCTCATCTCCCCCGCTTCGACTTTCTTTCGGAAGATCATCGTCTGACCCATTGATGCGTGTCCGTACCCCTTGGTTGTTGGCGTCGGCCACATTATCTCTCTCTCTGCTACAAATGTCCCCAATGTGTGTGCTCTTGTTCCGTTCTGCACTGATGGTGGCACTGTGTATCCGTCCTTCCAATCCCTCGCTCTCGGTGTTGGATACATTTTCACACTGTCTGCTAGGTTCAGACTGTGAGATGTCTGCCCGTCCTTGCTCAAACGTCTGTTGTTCGCTGTCAATTTTGCTTCTGGGTGTTCTATCTCTTGTGTTGTCGGTGTTGGCCACAAGGTCGAAGATGTCTGTTTGTACAAACTCATTGTCTGTTCGTCCACTTGCTCCCTCAAGTTTGCTGGTTTTGTCCTGCCCTTGCGGTGACCCTCCATCAGCTTGACTGTTCCCTCTTCTGAACGAGGTGGCAGATGATCCATTGTGTTCGGTGTAGCCCACAACCCAGCATCGCATTCGTCTATGTTTGGCATCGACGGCTGCAGCTGGAATAAGATATGGGATGGCTTTGTATCCGATACTTTCCAAGTCAGAGAGACTTCTTCGGAGACCCATTGGCATTGTAACAAAGCCTGACACATTTTCGCCAATGACCCATCTAGGCCGTATGTCTTCAATAATCCTAACCATTTCGTGCCAGAGATCTCTGTCATCTTCGCTGCCTTTTTGAGCTCCTGCAACTGACCAGGGTTGGCATGGGAATCCTCCAACAACGATGTCTGCATCTTTGTAATCTTTTCCATTAAAACTCCTTATATCATTATATATTGGCACATCTTTCCAGTGTTTACGCAAGACTTTTTGACAGTATTCATCTCTTTCCACAAAGGCTACTGTCTCAAAGCCACCTACTATTTGTTCGGCGGCATAACTAAATCCTCCAACGCCGCTAAATAAATCTACTATTTTCATCCAGTACACTCCCCACCATCTGTTTGACAAAGGAAAGCTTCATCATTGAAAATCCAGTCTTGTTGTGCGTTAACAAACTTAGAAAAGTTTTTCATGCTTCTGTTACGCTCAAACCTTCTACCAAGTCTTTCTTCTGCATCAATCCACCATTGTGCTAGTTCTGGGTGATCTCTGACCATTGAAGCTAATTGTGATTCTGACTTTAAAAAACACAGATCACAGTTACCCTTAATTGTTTTGCCACGAACAACTGGTAAATCTAATTTAAATGATTGTTTTTGCCAAAATCTATCAACATCAAATATGCTATGATTGGCTTCAACCATAGGGTAATGTGGATAAAAACCATTTTGAAAACCATCTTTGCATCTATGTTTTTCATCTGACCTAATACCCATGATGTTATGCCACTTCTTCCAACCAAGACTTCTAAGGTATTTACTAATAGTATCTCGTTTAAGACTACCAGTACAAAATCTTGCTAATGGATTAGGTAACATCTGATGCTTATTAATTAGCTTATCGAATGGCTCACCCTTTTTACTTGATGTATCATAGTCAACTATTTTGAATATATGTTTATTTTCTTCGTTGAGATCATATTCTAGCCAGACGATCTCCAGGCCCCAGTTGAGCGAACAATCATCAATAAACTTAAGTGTTTGCGGCATTTCTCTACCAGTGTTCGCAAAACAAACAACAGCATTGCCTGGCAAACCATCATTATGATCCATGATTTGCCTCAACATAAATGCACTTGTTCTACCACCACTAAAGCTGATTACACAGTTATTGTCTGGAAGTTTATACATTATCCCTCGCAGTTGTAGCCTCATACTCACCACGACTCATATCGCCATCTATGGTGCCAAGCCACTTCCTACCACCACTTGCACTAAATGAATATTTAGCAAGTCTACCCTCTTGTATGAGTTCTCTTACAATTCCATCTATCATTCTTTGTGTGCAATTATTTAATACGTTTGGTGCATCTGTATCGGCAGACATACGTTGTAGTATTGCATCTGCTCCTGACTGTTGTGTCATGGCTCTGCCCTCACGCTCACAATCAGAAATCCAACTAAACAATGCGTTCTTTTTAATCTCTTTGTTACTTCCACTATGTAATCTTGATATGTCATCACTTCTATCTAAGAGTAAACCACTAAATTCATCTCTAATAAAGTGCCTTATATTTCTGTTTGCAGGACCATTTGATTTAACCACTGCACCATCAAAACATTTGTTTCTTTGATAATCTATACCTAAATCTTGGCAACGTCTTCTGCCAGTAGCTTCATCTATCTGCCATAGTGCAAACGCACAACGAACACCATCAACCAATGCTGACGTACCTCTAATCATATTCCTTGCTTGTTCAGGCGAGCTTACCACTGCATCTTCTTTAACCTTTGTCATATGATGACACATAATGACTGCCGCACCAGTTTCTGTAGCTATCTGTGCTAGTAATCCAGTCAAAGCTGCACCTGCCGCTGGATCAGAGTTTACATCTGCATGAACAAAAGATGCCAAAGGATCAAACACAATTAGTTTTAAATCTTTCATTTGCAGTATTTGTTCGTACAACTTGTCAAATTCTACACTGGTTTTATAGCCATCATGTGTTTCTTGTAGTATAGGAAAAACACCACCAACATTAGGCAAACTCACGATTCGCAACTCATGTTCATAACTTGACCTATTGTTATCGTAGTCAAGTCTTTCAATTCTTCTGTGCATTTCTGATTCATCATCTTCTGCCGTAAAGATAATAGAGTTACCAAACTCACTTATATGACCACCAAACGCTTCTGACATAGGTTGACCACTAGATACTTTCATAGCTAAGTCTAGTGTCATCATACCTTTACCACTATCTCCTGCAGCAGAAAATATAATTGGCACTGCTAATGGTAGTGTGTTCGCTATTAAAAACTTCTGTTGTGGTGCATCTCCAACAAATCTGTTTATCAATAAACTATCATCAAGAAGGTTTATGTTCTTCTTAACTTGCTTAATATTTGCATTAAGAAATTCGTTTATATTGAATTGTTCGGCTACTGCATCTACAACATCCCATCTCTCTGGCTTACCTCTTGGTGGTGTCAATGTTGTTACCGACTTAACTCCAGCATTTAAAGATAACTCCTGGACTAAATCTGCTACTTTGCGACCTGCATTATCATTGTCTGGCCATATGACCAGTTCTTTGTCATGTAATGGTGAGAAGTCAAATAAGTTTGCAGACTTTCTTGATAACATTCCTGCACCACCCATAGTGCAAGTCGCAGTATAACCAAGCTCATTAAGTGCATCTGCACATTTCTCGCCCTCTACCCATATAATCTTATCTGATGCCACAATGTTCGGTATATTATAAAGTGGTCGTACATCAGGCATCTTTGGATAATTACTACCACCAGTAAATTGTCTAAACTCTTTCTTGGGCTTTCCATGACCATCTAATATTGGATTACCCTCGTTATCTTTTGCGTTGTATCTACGAACAAGACATAACAGTTCTCCATCTGCATTTAGGTACTTATGCTCACTATCAAATGGTGTGTTAATGTTTATCTGTGGTGTGTTTGGCTTTATAATTGAGCTTATTGTTTCAATCTCAACTGGATTGTTACTATCAAGATAATCTGAAAATAACTCTTTGACCTCTGTTAATTTCATATTCCTACCCTCCATCAATATCTTAACAATGCCACCTACACCATCAGCTCCATTAAAATCTTGCCCTTTCATAAAATATGGGGATCTTGGATTAATGTCTATTTTTAAGGATTTGCCTGCTTCTCCACCTAACGAGCCAATGGTAAACTGATCACCTCTGACCACACCCTGTGGATAAGTATCCTTTAACATATTAATTTGCACATGAGATGGCACTTTATCGCTAATCAACTCAACGAGTTCTTTAGCATCCATTCCCCTTTTGTTATTGCCAAACCTAACAATGTTCATTACCATTCCTCCTGATGGTGGCACCTTGCTACCTTCTGTGCCGCCATCAACCATCACTCCAACAAGTATCTGTAAATTGACACCATTTACAATCAAAGACATCTTTGTTTTGTGCTATTCTAGGTAGCATTTCATTTTGTTTTGTAGCTTTTAATATATCAACTGCTCTATCACTAGCGTATTGAGCTAAATCTTGATTGAACGGAACCAGTTCATAAAATATTTCACTTGTGTTTTTATTTACAACTGTAAACAAACATGGATTATCTGTTAGTTCCATGTAAGCTTGATACAAAGCCACTTGCACTTCATATGTATGATTGGCTTTTATGCCTCTCATTTTAAAATCTCTAAATTTTTTATCATTAGCAGATTTACATTCCCATAACATTGGATAGCCAACGCTTAAAGGACCAGAACATATGACACCATCTATGTGTCCTTTTATCTCATCGCCTGCTATGGAAAAACCAAACTGTTCTCCCTTACTATCCATTGTTCGTATGTCAAATCCTGCATTTCTAATCCAACCACCCATGCTTTCTTCTAAATCGTGTCCAAGCTGAAATATCCTTAATGTTTGTGCTTTAAAAGCTTTGTCCTCATCAGGATCTTGACCTTTGTATATGTATTGTATTTTTCTAGCACACTTGTCTCCTAGCATTGAGCCACCTAAATATCTACGTCTAGGCTGCCTTTTATTTTTATCAACAATAGTTTTGTCAATAGTTTCTTCAAATAGGGATGTCAATTTCATCAACGGATTCTGATTGTTTGTCGTAGTTTGAGACATATTCAAGAAGTAATTTGTTGAGCTTGTCTTCTGTATATTGTTCATCTTCTTCCAACCTTTTTGAAAATTGCATTATTAATATTGTAGCGAGTATTTGTTCTTCATTAAGTTCGCTTAGTCTTTTATCCCAACCAAATCTTGTAAATAACTTGGTTAAATTTTTTAGTGAATCGTTTCCGATTGTGGGTTTATCCATCTACCTTCTCCCTCTTTATATAAACGTCCTTCTGCTACTTGTTGGTTTTCAACCTTGGCAACAAAACTAATATTTGAAACATAATTTTTATTTTTATCCATGACATTAATTAAAGCTTTATGTAAGTTATCTGCCGTATCATCTGGTGTATCGTTAAAATTAAACTGAACAAACATCTTGCCATCTTTAAAGTTCTCAACACCTGCTTCATTTTCTTCGTGAATTATATATTCAACTACCATTCTTGCCATCTTTTGCCTCTATCGCTAATGCCGCATATCCAATAATATCAATCATGTTGTCTTCAACCTTTGGATTCTGACTGTTTCTAATTTGTTTAATCCCTATCATACATCTGTAAATGTCATTAATGTCTAAGTCTTCTTTCAACTTCTTTCTCAATAATATGTTCCACATTGCAGCGATATTAGTATGCGTATCATAAGCATTACCATGAGTTTTAGCTCTAGGGCCGTTAATTATTAAATCTACTTTTTTTAATGCTTCACTGCGATGCACTGTTACCTCCTTCATAATAATTTAAAATTTTGACATCAATGTCCTTTTTATTCCACAAATAATTTAACCAACAAGCGGCTTTGTATTTGTTCCAACTGAAATCCATAGGTCTAATAAACTGACCTAAACTAGCTAAAGCATCTTTCTGACGCATTGTTACACCTTGGTTCAACCATCTTTTACCCTTCTTTGAGCCATCACTGTCCTCAACGCCTCTTAGAAAGTCATCAGCAGACGCAATAGCTTGTTCCTTAGTACCAACACTAATGATTCGCAAACGCCCTTTGTTTCGCTTTACAATCGCCACAGACAAGTCATCTAAATGTGCTACTAGGCTAAATCCATTAAAACCACTTGCCATCATACATCTTTTGTTTTCAAACAAGTCAAGCCATCTAAATGGCGATCTATCAATCAAATCAACTTCTGTCATAGTAAAGTTTTCAAGAATTTCTTTGTCTTGAGTTCCAAACTCATAGCCACAAATAGGACACTCTCTTGATGATAAAGGTATTTCAGACTGACACTCTGGACAGTTTTTAAGTGGTGTTGCACCTCCAGTGTTCGCTTGAGCACCATCTAGATCCACGCCCTCATCAAGTGATCCATGTGTTAAGACACTTGTGCCAAAATCTAAAACAACGCAGTCTTTCTTAATAAGTCCAGGGTGTTCTTCTTGATTAATTGGTCTTAATCCACGCCCAATCATTTGCACCATTGTAGATTTGTATGAACATGGTCTAGTTAATACAATGCAACTAATTGGTGGTGCATCAAAGCCCTCTGTAAGCACAGCGACATTAACAACAACTTGAACATCTCCATGTTCTAAATCATGTAATATTTGTCTACGTTGTTCGCTTGGTGTATCACCAGTTACAATTTCTGTTCTTACATTTTTACGCCTAAACTCATCACAAACATCTTGTGCATGGACTATAGTGCTACAAAAAATTACTGTCTTTCTTTCATTAGCTTTGTCTTGCCATTCCTCAACAATCTTTTCATTGATGGCTCTCTTGTTCATAATCTTCTCGACCTCTGACATATCAAAGTCGGTTACAGTCCTACGAACACTCTCTAAATCTTTTTGCACACCTACATCAACAACGTATGTTTTTGGTGGTACAAGGAATCCTTCTCTAATCAGAGTGCTAATCTCAATCTGATGTGAGCAATTAGTAAATACTCTTTTTAAACCTTTTCTGTCTCCACGATTAGGCGTTGCAGTAAAACCAACAATCTCTACAGATTCATTAGCTTGTCTTACTTTATCAATGATACGGACATATGTATCTGCTACTGCATGATGACTTTCATCAACAACAACTAAATCAAAATGTTCTATATTATTAAGATTGTTTTCTCTTGATAATGTTTGCACCATGCTAAAAATAGTACTGCCAGACCAGTTCTTTTCTGTGCCATCAACAATGCTAGTAGAAATATTAGGATTAACTTTGGAAAACTTAGTTTTATTCTGTCTTACTAACTCATCTCTATGTTGCAGAACAAGAACCTTTTTACCTTCTTTGAATCTTTTGCCAACCAAAGCAGATAACATAATTGTTTTACCTGCACCTGTGGGTGCAACTACAATTGTGTTTTTATGTTTATCTAGTGCAGTTGAGGCATCCTCTACTGCAACTTCTTGGTATGGTCTTAAAATCATGTTTGTTCCTTAAATGTTGGGTAGCTTTGCGGCATCGGTGCTACCCAAACCGACTCTAGCAGACAGAGAAAGCAGTCTTGCCGCTAGAAATCTAGTAACCTACTTTTGAGCCCAAGGTGGCAAAGTAGTATTAGCAGGTTGTGTTTGCGTTTGTGGTGTTTGCACTGGTTGTTGTGGTGCATTACCACTACCAATGTATTCTTTGCTATTCACAGCTAATGGCAGCAACATTTTATTTTTGTCGGCATAACCATTTGTGCCTTTCTCAACAGCAATCTTTACACAAAACTCTGCACCATCAAGTACATTTAAATCGTTAATGTTACGTCTTGATGCCGCTTCAGGTGATGTATCATTAGGGTCTAAACCAAAAGCACTATTGATAATATCTCTAAAAGTTCTTACGCCAATTTCTTTACACCAAGGCATACCACTTTCAGGATTAATCTTACCACCATCAACCATGACGTTTTGCCAAAACTTACGTTTGTCATACTTGCCACCAACCACAGTAAATTCACATTCAAGCCATTTAGTGCCAGTCTGTCCTACTTTAAACAAAGGTTGTGATGAGTAATCAGAAATAGTTTCTGATCCTCTTTTCATGGTTAAAATTACACGAGCAACAGTTCCAGCAGGGATAAGCTCAAAGTCACCACCCCCACCACCTGTAGGTACACTATTATAATCAATCATTTACGTTCTCCTTCTCACTAGATTTGATTGCATTAGGATCAACAAAGTCCAAACTCTTGTCATCTGTCGATCTACCTTTAATTTTTGCCAATAACTTACCAAGATGTGGCTCCTCAATTACTTCTAATTGACCAGACCTATCTTTTGCTGGATAGCCATACTGATTAAGTGTTTGACATACAAAAGCCCTATACGGACCATGCTCTTCGCTTGGCATTACTGCCATAGTAATTACTTCATCAACGATCCCTGGTAATTCACGACCAGTCTTTGAACCCTCAATTTGTAATTCATATACAGACCTTCCATAGTCATCTACTTTTTCATCAAGAATACCAACGAAGATTACGTTTTTATCTCTGATGTGTTGTAGATGTGTAAGCCATGACATCATCTCACGACCTTGCATACCATAGACTGCTCTTGTATCAATCTTGCCTGTTCTATCAGATTTATTATCCACATGACCAAGGCAATATTGAAAACAAAGTCTGCCTGCAACTGTAATACTATCTACAAAAATAGAATCATATTTTTTCATCATTGCAATTGAGTCACCATACATCTGTGAAACTCTTTCATATTCCACAACGCTATATGGTTGCTCGGGTGTTAGAGCTGGATTTGGACCACCAAGAAAACAAGCAAAATCTCTGCACTCTTCCCATGTCTTAGGACGAATCACATCAATTGGCCATCTCTCAATAGCAGCATCACCAGCTTCTAAGTCCATAAACAAAGTAGTATCAGGATCAAGGGTACGGGCAAGAGTTGTCTTACCCACACCACTTTGACCACAGACTACAATCTTATGACCTCTTTTTTCTGCTAATCGTTCATCAGCAGTAATAATCTTAAGAGCCATTAGTATCCTCCGTAATATCCACAGATGTACCTGTAAGTTCTACAGTTCTGTGTTCTTGTAGTTTACCCTTAATACCAGGAGGTGCATTGTTATACTTACGCTCATCAATACCATAAGTGATTTTAGCGTAATGCCTTGCATCATCTTCGCTCATATTCATCAAAGACTGTGCTAGACCTTCTTGATCCCAAGTTACCTTCTGTCTTAAGCTTACTTTAACTTTATAGCCCTGCTCATTAAATGTTACAGTTCCATAATCTTTGCCATCATCTGCAAGTTTGTTCCTTGCAGAGTTGCCAAATCTAATTGCAAGATCGTCATTAAGAACACCTTGCTTATCCTTTAACGCTTGGATTTGTTGCTTCAAGTCTTCACGATACTTGAACAAATCCTGCAAAGGCATATTTAAAAAATCTACATTCATAATAATTCCTTTCTCTTATAAAATAGACACTAGATACCTGAACATAGGCACACAAATCCTATTTGTCAACAACCAATATCATTTTTTTTTGTAAGAGAGATGCAATTCTATATTATGAATAGCTTTCATAAGCTTCTTTTTAAGTTTAAACTCTGGTGTTAATATGCCTTTTGCATCTTCAACAACTAGGTTAAAAAGACCATTTTCTTCTTCTAATAAATACCTAAAATCTGCTATATAACTACATATTTTAACATCATTAATAGTCAAATCATATCGTATTTGACGCTCTAATTGAGTAACAATACCAGCTCTTTCCATTGATTTAAGCTGTCCCCAACGCTCTGCTTCCCACTTAGAATCAAACTTTAATCCCATAGCCACAGTTTTTTTTGCGAAATATTTGTTGGGTCTTCGGGTTTTATTGGGTATAATTGGGTATTTATAATTCATGGAGGTAGTATAATGGCAGACACATCTAAATTCAAGTCAATAGGTATTGATGTTTCAACTTACAATAAACTTAAAATTATTTGCGATAAAGAAAGGAGAAATATACGCCAACAGATAGGTTTAATGGTTGATAAAGAATGTGAAAAACAAGGCATAAATAACAATGTTAAGACTTTAGGATTAGGTACCCTCGACCGCTCTCATCCTTGAAATCAGGCGATTCGCTCTGTTTGTTACCTGTTTGTGCCATCTCGAATCTTCCATTTGAACGGCACATTCAGACCAGTCTTTGTTCGCTAGTGCTGCACGGAACATTTTAAATTTTGATAAACGAGGTCTACCCATATTAAACATCATGTTCGCACATATTTTTTGTACTTCTTCTGGTAAATCATCAAAGTTATCAAACAACTCTTTACACTCTGATATTGTTACTTCAATGTCTGTAGCAAACAATTCATTAACACGATCTTCTGATACTGCTGTACCAACTGGTTTGCCGTGTTCCTCATCTTGTTCGGTGATAAGATGGCCGATTCCTGTCGTTGGTAGGTTAAGGTGGTCGAGGTACACGGAGTTTACACTACCCTCATCACGCTTAATCTCTTCTCTTAATTCATCTATGTTCATCTGTTAAATAATTCCCCATATTGCTCTTTTGGCACACTTAATGGTGATCTAACTCTAGCTGCAATAGCCTGATTAGCTGGAGATAAACCTAAAGCCGCACCAGTGCCAGGATTTGTTACATCTATGCTTCCAACAGCAGTGTTTGGATTTGCAGTTTGTATTCCTTGTATTTGATTTGTTGACTGACTTACAACGTCTCTTACAGCTTTATTTACACCTGCGTTTTCTGCAAGTGCTCTTACTTGATTTGATGTATCGTTTACGCTTTCTTCAACAGATTGTGTGATGGCTTGACCTGGTCGGAAAGCATTGGACACGGCAGTTAAAAACACTCTTTGTTGTTCGGCAGTTGGATTTGCAGTTCCCTCTAATTTTTTAGAAGCTTCAATAATCTCTTTCATAGCTTTCTTACCAGTAAATAACTGGCCAAGAACGAACATTTTAGCAATTCTACCCACATTGTTGAATACATTAGCCAATATACCTGCAGCAACAAGATCGCCCTTTGGTATATTATTTGATATTCTAGTTAGTATTTTGCCAAAATCTCTAATATTTCCAGCAACATCTTTTGTTGCTCCAGAATTTGGGAAAATTATATCAAGCTTGTTACTCTTATCTGCTCTAGCAATATTTTTTGCTAGTTGCTTCATACCATCTGCGTTTGTTACGGCACCAACATTATCAAGCATATTCTCAACATAACTACCTCTGATAGTTTTAAGTTCTGCTGGACTGTTTTTATAAAAGTTCATAACGGCTTTTAGATCGCCACGAGTAGCACCTGGAGACATGACCAAATCCAAAGCTTCTTCTGGGTCTAAATTATTGTTTCTAATTTTTGCAAACACACTATTAGATCTTAGTCTTGATGTCTCTTGTAAAGTTTCTATTGTATCTCCTAAAGCTTTAGCAACATTGCCATCTGCGTCTAAACCTTGTTTAACTAAAGTGCTAACTGTTTCTTCATCTAAATTTGTTATTTTTAAGTCTTCAAATTGTTTAGCAAAAGTTTTTAATTGATTGTATTTTTGTCTACCATAAAGCTCAACGCCAGTATCACCTAAATCATCTAATGATTTAATAAACTCATTTGGCTTAAAATTTGTTGGTTTTATAGAATCAAAACCAGTTTTGTTTAAAGCACCTTGCAACCAATCTTTACCCATTTGATTTTTGACTTGATTATATTGCGTATCATCTAAAGCTTTTTTTAATCTGTTAAGACCAGTGGGTGTGCCACCTTTGCCAATAACTTTTTGAGTTAGTCCAGTTAAAGCTCCAGGCCTTGCGATGTTAAATGCTCCACTACGCATTTGAGCAACAAGTTCTTTAGACCCTAAAGTGCTTGATATATCGTTATATAAAGCGGTTCCCTCTCTGAATTGTTTTCTTGCTTTAGGCAATAATTTAGATGCAACTTGTATTTTGCCGAATGCGTCTGAACCTAATTGTTCGGTAATGTCTTTGGTAAGTGAGTCAATATTTGACCTTAGAAGAAGGTTGTCAACTTTGAGAATTGCATCATCCCAAACTTCAGTTAAATTAAAAGAGTTATCAATTATGCCTTTTTGTGCAAGTTCAGCTTCTGTTTTTGGTGCATTTTTGAGATCCCAAAGTTTTCTTCTTAGTTGGTAAGCATCTGTAAATGATGCTTTATCACCTAACGCTCTTAGATCTTCTACTAAAGATAGACCAATTCTACCCTCTTGTGTAGCTAATCTACCAGTCCCTGCTTGTGCAAATTTCTTTTCTGCTAAATCTGCAACTTCTTTAACTAAACTTGTAGGTATAATTCTAGCATCACCAATAGATGTCTCAATGACCTCATTTATAGTAGCCCATTGTTGTGACATAGTATCTTCAAAGTTCTTTGCAGATTGTTGCACAAAGTTAAAAACATTATCATCTATAAGTTGATTACGCTCTAATCCACCTGCTAAATTATCAGCAGATTGTTTTAAGGCACTCATAATTGTACCATAAGCTTGTGTTTGTTTTTGTGCTAATTCTTTACCAAACTTCTTCTCAAACTCAATAAACAACTGTCCTGCGGATTTTTGACTACCCTCTGTAGCCGCTTGACTAATAAAACTGTTAAGTTCGTTGATTTCTTTTTCCATAGCTGCAGCTATTTTTTGCGTTCTTGGTGAGCCACCTAATACGCTCTCTTGTAATTGTTGAAACTTCGCGGCTATAGGTCTGCCTTTTATTTGTGCTATAGTAGGCTCTAAACCTTTTTCAATACCTTTTGCAGTAATTTTTAAATCTTCTTTACTTGCCTCTTGTATAAATTTCTTACCAGAAGGTGCTATTGCTCGGTAAGCTAATAAAGGTATGCCGAACAACAGTTCACCCGCAGCAGCTATGCCACCTTCGATTGCTGCATCTTGTGCAATGTCTCCAGCAGTTTGTTCGGAAACACCAGCAATACCCTCAATGGCTTCTTCAACAAGAGAGCCACCGCCACCACCAATAAAAGCTCCAACCGCACCACCAAGTAATGTTCCAATACCTGGAGCAATACCAGTTCCTATGGCAGCACCCTTTATTGCACCTGCAACACCAAATCCAAGTTCTGGTATTATGCCAACTAAATCAGATAAATCGTTTCTACTAAAACCTTCTTCATCAATGAGGACATTTTTATCTGTTTGCACTCCAACCTTTTCAGCACCAGTGGGTGTTAAGGCAAGTCTACCTCGATTATCTCTTATATAATCTGACCTAGTAAACCCTTGTGCAGCCAATATCTTTTCTTGTTCTGCATCATTTTCTGCAACTGACAATGCAGACCTAAGACCAAAATCTTGAATACCAGACTCTGTATCAAAGTTCGCTTGTGTTGGTTGACCTTTTACTTGAGAAGTTGTTTTTGTTTCTTCTAATAAATCATCAAAAGTAGGATCTTGTCTTTGTGTTTTAAAAAATTGTGATCTAATAGCATTTGTTTCTTGTTGAGTTGGTTCATCACCTGCTATCTCAACCTTTACTACTCCTTGTGGAGTTTCAACATTTATTATAGCCATTATGTAGTCTCTTGTGCTTTAAATCTATATACGCCATCTTCACCAACAACCATCTTAGTTCCTAATGATCCAGCACCTTTTCTATCTACTTTAACACCAAATTTTTCTAAATTGCTATAAGCTTCTTCAATCTCATCTCTTTTACTTGCAGTAATTTGTTTAAATAATCTACCAAGTTTAGATTTAAGTAGTTTAATATCAGCGTCACCACTTATAACGCCTATACCTCCAACTATTGTATCAACTAATCTTCTATCAGCATCAGAAATAGTTTTACCACTTTCACCTAAAATCTCTGCCGCACTTCTAGCTTTAAGTTCGGTTAACAAAGTATTTAATTGTTTTACTGGATCTGTTTCGCCATCGTCTATTGGCACACCAAAAGATATAGCTAACTGTTTAGCAAAAGATCTAGCTTGTTGTGGCAGAGCAACACCAGTTTGATTAATTACTTTTGCAATATCTCTAAACTTATCAATACGTCTTGTTAAGTCTTTTTCTATTGTCCCGATTGCGTTTACTGCTATATCAGGAGCAACAACTCTTGATTTTGCACCAGTGTCATTGTTTGGATTTGCATAAAAAACATCAAAAGTTATCTTAGATCCACCGAACAATGGAACTGATCTAGGCTTTTCTAAATATACTTTTTTCTTATTTTTATTAGCAGCATTAATAAGAGTTTTTGTCATTTCATTAAAAGAAGAAGCATCTACAACCTCGAATCTTTTGCTAAATTCAGGGTTTTCCAATAAATTGTTAAGCTCATAACTATTAAGCCTTGAAAATCTACCTGTGTTTTGCAGAATACTTCTCTGAAGACCACCCTCTCTAGGTATAACAACGTAACCTTTTCTATCCATTGCTTTCTGTTGATCTGATTCTTTTTTACTTAAGGCATATGAACCTGCTTTAGCTCTTATTGCTTCTGCTTTGGCCACTGCTTTTCTAAAGTCTGGCATTGCAGCTTCGCCTGCTTCACCCACAGATGTAAGTATTTTGCTTATATCAAAGCCTTTACCTGCCCTATTTTGCATAAGTGCTAACCCAAAGGACATAAGTGCTTGTTTAGTATCTGCCTCACCAGATACATCCAATCCAGTAGCCTCGCCGAATTCATTTATGTACTCATCAAATGTTTTAGGACTTATTCCAGGTCTTGCTTCTGCTAAGAATGCGTCTAAAGCCTTAACTGTAGCCTTTTTAGCAGGTGTATCTGCACCCTCTACCTCATTATCTCCAGTTGAATCTTTTGTATCTGCATCAAAGTCACTATCAAAACTCGTATCAACAACTTGACTTGTGTCAACTTCAGAAGATTTGTTTTTTTCTTGTTCTTTTATTTTATCCACAGTTGCTTGATCAACTTCGCCTTGTGGATCAAACGCACCTACATCACCAACACTTTTACCTATTAAATTTTTAAGTGCCTCTGATGTTTCAGATGTTAAACGATCTTGTCCTTGTTGTGTAAAAACATCTGATCCTGGTATGGATGATGTTTGATCTTCTGGCAAAAACAATTCTGGACCTGCACCAATTACCTTATCTTTAGTTTGTTCTTTAAACTCTTCTGGCGTTACTTGTGATAAATAATCACCAAGTATGTTTCCTGCAGGATTTGTTAAAGCACCGATACCACCAGTAAGTAATCTACCTCCCTCAAGAGCCGCTAACGGAATATCCATAAGAAAATTTAATGCTCTTCTACCCTCTGTTTTAGGAGCACCATACATTTGCTCCATGCTTTTAACTGGAGAAATAAATGTTTTAGCAGCTGGACCAGTGCCTGAAAACAATCCTTGTCCGTATAGACTAGACAGTTCTCCAAATGTTTTAGGTTTTTGAGGGAGACCTAAACTTTTTAATAAAGTATCCGTATCTCCAAGATTTAAACCTTGTTTTGGTGCCATCTTACCCTCTGTTCGCTGTAGCTCCACCAAATGGTGCTATTTGTGATAATGTAGTATAAGCACCCACACCTTGTAAAAATGGATTTGCGGCGGGTGTTGTTGCTTGTTGAAATGTAGATGGAATACTTGCACTAGGCATACCTTGCAATAAATTCTGACCTATCTGCAATCTTGTAAAAGGCTCTTGTGCTTGTTGCATAAGATTAGCTCTCATTGCATCTAATCCTGCTTGTTGTTGTCTTTGTCTTAATCCACCTAATTGTGATAATTGTGATACATCTGCTTGACCTAAAGCTTGTTGTAAACGCCCTAAATCACTTGTTGTACCTGCTAATGTGCCAAATGCTTGTCCAATACCACCAGATAATCTTCCTGCGTCTTGTGAGGCTTTTAAAGCTTGTCCAAAGCCTTGTGATAAAAGCTTTGTTAATGTATCGCCTTTGACTTGTTGTAAACCTCTTTCGGTTTCTGCTCTTTGCACACCCTCTCTTGATCCACCAAATGCTCCTGCTTTAATAGCTTGTGCATCGGCTCCAGCTCTACGCATATCAGCTTGTCTGTTTAACTGATTCATTGCCACATCAATGACTTGTTCTTGAAATGGATCTTGAAATCTTTTAATAGAATCTGGTTGTAAGAAACCTAAACCACTTGTTAAGGCTTGTTGTGCTGCAAGTGATTGATCTGCTGCTCCTCGCATAAAAGGTTGAAATGCACCAACCATTTGTTCGCCAAGTTGCGTTGCTTTATCTTGTAGTGGATCTGTTCCAGCAATTTGAAATCCCGGCAAACCTAAAGGTCTGTCTAATAATCCTGGTGCAGTTTGAGTTTCACCATCAAAGGTGCCAAACCCAGTTTGTAACATACGTTTTTGTAAACCCTCTAAAAATGGGGGTAATCTTTGTATATTTTCTACAGTTTGAACTGCCATTATGCCCTAGCCTCCAAGTTATCCATCATATCATAAGCTCTTTGAATACCTTTTCTTTGATTGCCATCTCCTAAACCTTTGACAGCATCTTTTGTTAAAACAAATTCTCCTGCCATAAGCATTGCTGGCACATCATCTTTTGTACCAGAACCCTCTGATGGATCTATACCACCATTACGTCTTGGAAATCCCATTTGACCACCATCTGCGGCAAATCTTATGCCACCAAGTTGACCTCCAGGTCCACCTTGTCCAAAAGGTCTTCTCTCAAACTCTCTTCTAGTATCTTCTTCGTCATCTCCAGCAAGTAACTGTGCAATTAATCCAGCAGTTAAACCTTCACCCATGCGTGTATTTAATAAACGAGATAATAAGTTATCTTCGCCAACTCCAGCTGCTTGTAATAACTCACCACTAAATGTTTTAGGTTTAAAAGATTCAGCTATTTTTTTAGTTGCTTGTTCGGCTGGAATTGTTGATGTACCACCAGAAGAACCAGTTGGTACTAATTGATTTCTTTCAATTTCTGCTCTACTAAATTGTCCAGGTTTTAAATTTTGACCATCTTGCACAACTTGTTGACCTGTAAAACTATCAGAAGCCATTCCAAGAGCACCACCAAGCAAAGCATTTCTTAATGCGTCTTTATTTTTACCACCCATCACTTTTGAAGTAAGAAAGGATGTTCCTGCTCTAGTTAAAAAAGGACTAATTGCTGATGATGTACCAAAAAGAGATCCTATGCCTGTCCCAACGGCTGGACCTGCCACTGCACCAATTGCTACAGGAAGAACTATATCTTTTAACAAATCACCTAAATTCATGTAATTATCTTACCTCAATTTTATTTATTCGTCTATGTCTTAACTTTTATAGTTCCATTATCGTTAAATAAAGCACCCACCTCTAAATCTGTATCACTTGTAGGTAAATCCGTCAAAGTAATCTTAGTGCCACGAAGTTCTCCAGGGTTTTGTAATTGTGTTACAAGTTGGCTTAAACTTCTTACCATTTCGTTGAAATACTGAACATCATACTCATCTGGTGGCAAAGAAAAATTTGGTGGTACTAGTTGTCTGCTCATCTATCACCATCCTGTCTTATATCAACTCTATTTGTTCCTAATCTCCAATTTACGCCTTGTGTTGTGCTTTCTACTCTAAGACCAAATGATCTACCACGCAATCGTAAATGATTAAGTTCAGTTGCTGGAGACACAGTATTTGTAGATGTTTTAACAAAACCACCATTTGGAGTCCTTTGTGCTTTTAATGAAAACACGGCTTGTTTGTTGTCATTACTAATACCAGTATCACTATTGTTAAAACTAACATCAGGTATCATTCTTCTAATAAAAACAAATTGATCTCCATCTTGTATATCGATAGGACTTGACTCAATAAACGATGTAAATGCAGTACCATCGTTATCATTTCCTTTTTCGTGATTGTATACAAAATTAGAATCTGTAGCCATTGGATACTGATAAACACCTCTATCTATCCATGATGATCTTGCAAGGTTGCCTACATACCATATCTTTTGATCATAATTATACACTACATATCTATCATTTTCATCTGTACCATTGTTTGCACCAGAGTTAGTTGCAGAGGGATAGAACCAGAATACTTCACCAAAAGCTGAATTTATTCCAGCGTAAACTTTATCGGATTGTGTTTCGTTAAAATCTTGAAATACATGATCTCTTACAGAACAAGGTATAACTTGAACACGACCATCATACACATAAAAACGATCATATCCCATCCAAAACACACTATCACCTACGGCAACTGCTGAATTAAATCCTCTTACTGTTATGGCACTTGCTAATTGATTTATACCAAATGTAAAGGGAGGACCTATAAACTGCATACTATGAACAGATGAATCTGTTAAAACAATCATCTCTCGTCTTGTTTTAACAGCAGTTATTATTTCTGATCCTGAACCTATTCTTAAACTTCCAGTAGTGTTAGTTGCACTAGGTGTCCATAGAAATGGATTTTCTTGTGAACTAAAGCGAACAAGCAATCTGTCTTGTACTGATTCACCTATTGGATTTGCACCAAAACAAATTACATGACGATCTCTTTCAGATACAATGACCTTCCTAGATTTTGTCGGTGCAGCATCTGATAATTCAATTAAATTTTTTGCTCTTGCACCTGTTCCAAGAGTTTTATCCCAATAAAAAACAAACCCATCTCTTTGATTAAAAATTAAATCTTCACCAAAATTATCTTGTGACCATAAACGCAAAGTACCACCACCAGCAGTTTCACCAGAAGCAGAACCCCATCCATCTGCTCCCCAAGTGCCAGCACCCCATCCATCTCCAGGCACAACAGTATTAATACCTACGTTAAGTTGATATTCTGCATCAGCCGATCCAGCACTAGATAAAGCAGCATCTGCGTTATCACTAAGAGTAATAATATAACTATTAGCATCTGTTATAGATGTTATAGAAAATTCATTGTTTAGTTTAGAGTTTAAACCAAGATTACCTGTGTTAGCATTACTAAATGTAACAAAACTACCAAGTATAGCTCCATGACTAGCATCATTCACAGTAACACTTGTGCTATCAGTTGCAGATATAAATGTTATCGCCATGTTAAGATCCGCCTACAGTAACAGTTGATTCATTAGTTATAGATATTGTAACAGAACCAAGACCCGTAGTTCCAGTTAAAGATATAGCAGTAGGAGGAATGTCTATTGTAACTGTGCCAACTTGTCCTACACCTATTGATAAAACACCAGAATCTGGGTTTCTTGCCAAGACGGGAACATCTTGAGATCCAAGTACAATAGCGGTGCCAATTTGACCAGTTCCTGCACTTCCAGATGGTGCAGCAATTACTGTTAGACCATCTAAATCAAAAACAGTTACACCATTTACAACTTTACGTCTTAAGGGAGTAATATCATTGTAACCTTGTGACTCTTCTATATAGAATTTTATCTCTGTGCCTATACCTAGATAACTATTACCTTGAAGATTCGCCCAAGCATGAAGAGATCTTGAAGAACCTAAAAAAGTAGAGCCGCTGTATTTCTCCCAACCACCTAATTTTTCTGGATACCCAAAACGAAACCGAACAAGATCACAATCATTCCAACCGCCTTTGTTTGAATAAGACGTTGTTTCCTTATTTATACCAGGTCTGAATTGTAATTTTGTTATAGGCATTTAACACCTTTTACGCAGAATACTTAAGCATACGACTGTCAGGAAACGTTTGCCCTGCACTTGGTCTACCTTGTGAAGTAAACGTCTGTGCAGTACCATCACTAGATAAACCTGTTAGTGATACAACTGCTTCATCTCCACAGTTACTATGACTTTCTGATAATTTAAAGGTGTTTGTTGTTGCAGATATTACATAATAAGATGTACCATTTACTAAGCCACCAATCACTGTTGCAGTTTCATTACTAGAATTTTGTCCTACATTATAAGAAACTTGCTCATCATTCACAAATCCATGACCATTACTTGTAATAGTATTATCTGACGTACTAACTACACTAGACGATGTTGCATCTATTGTTTTAGCTGTTTGCGATGCACCTGCTACTGTTTCATAACAAGCCTGTAATCCTGCTATATCTGAAGCATTACCTATGGCAGTCTTTAATGCAGTATAATTAGTTCTAACTGCTGTTCTATATGCAGTTATTCCACTTGGTATTGCAGTAGATGTTTCTGATTTACGAGTTACATACCAATCTGTGTCTTGCAATAAACTTGCAGATGTTTGTTTAGCTTGGTCTATTTTAGCAGTTTTTAAATCTGCAAGTGGCTTTGGTAATAAAGCATCACCATCAGAGTTCCAACCCCAATAATAAAAACTATCATAAGCACCTAAAGGTGTTGGGTCATCTTCCCAAACCAAACCAGCAGACTTTTTTTCTGCGTCTGTAAGATTGTTCCATTGACGAGGGTATTTAGTATTATCATCACTAACCCATGCTTTTCCTACTTGTATGGTTCTACCATTATGTTTCCAAGCCATTATTTTCTCCTATCTTGCATTAGCATATTTAAACGGGTTTTCGGCGAACGCCATATATATGTATGAGCCATTATTATAACCAGTAGAATTAGCACGAGGTTTGAAGCCATTACTTAGAATGTCTAATACTGAACCAAGTTGTGATTCATAATAGACATCATCAGCAACTAATAGTGAACCACTACCCATTGGATTAAAAATTCCTCTTGTAGTATCCCAAATATGCCAATTATTAGCTGCATCATATCTTTTCACCATAAGCCAAGCAGGTCTAAATCCCGTATAGACAAACGTACCATCTGCTACGCCATTTCCAGTATAACTGCCAAATTTGGAGTAACCTGATATTCCTCTAAATAAATAAGCCACAAAATTATCAGAAGAACCAGTATTGCTTGCAGTACCTACAGTAAAAACTGTTGAAGTCGGTGTAGTATCATTCCACATAGTTGAATCATCAACAACTCCACCAGTTCCACTTAAATTTAAATAATCTGTATGTGGGTCACTTGCCATTTTATGATGATATGTTCCAGACCAACTATGTGCTCCATCTCTATTTTTTACAATCATCATTTCAGGAACACCACCTAATCCATGTGCAATACTTCCTGCACTTCCAGTTCCAGTATAAGTCACAATACTAAATCCTGCTGTAGTATTTGCTTGATAAGTAGAATCTATTGTACCAACACCAGTTGCACTTGCATCATTCGTTGTCAAATTTCCACCATTAGCTTTCCAGTTCCAAGCTACATATGTACCAGAGCCTATATTTATAAAACCACCACTAGCTACATTTGGAGTAGTAAAACCATTAGTATCAAGTGAACCTAATGTTCCTGCTGTTGAAGTATCCTCATCATCTGATGCGTTTGAATATAAGGCAGATTTATTTGTTCTGTTTGAATCCCACAAACCATGATAATAAGAACCAGACCTTGATTTTACCCACAACCAATCAGGTTTGAAATTTATTTTACCACCAATATCAGTCCCCCCAGAAACTATACTTCTTGAAGCACTGCCACTACCAGTATAAGTTAGTATTCCAAAATGATCAGTAGCTTGTGTAGCAGCATTAGGACTTATGGTTAAATCATCATCACTAAGGTTAGCTGTGCATATTGCTAGAAAGCCTGATGGTGGCGAATAATAAAATTGACCTATTCCTTCAGAATCTGTGGCATTAGCTGAACCACTTGTTTTGTTTCCTGCAAATGTATCATCTTGTCCACAATTAAAAATTCCCGAACCACTTGCACCATTCCCCGCTATAGTTACACCTATAGAAGATAAATCATTTGTTGAACCAGTACTTTGATTTGTGCCATTAGCAGGGTCACCTGAAAATAAGTATGTACCATTTTTACCAAACCATATTTTTCCTGCATCTACATCAAAAGCAATATTAATTATATCTCCATTTGCAAATGATGATGGAGTGCCTCCTGCTGTTCCCTCGTCATAAAAATAACCACGACTATCCCACATACCTAAATCTGTGTTAGCACCAAAATCACCACTACTTTGATAAATATTATTTGTAACTTCTTGTACACCAAATTGAGTTAAACTAGTGTTAGCCATGTATCCTTCACAATACCATTTACCACTAAACAAAGGTATTGTACCTAATACATTTCCAAAATTATTACTAGTATTGCAAACAAATTTTAAAGCACCTTCAGACAAAGCAACATTTGTTGTTCCTCTTGCATTGTGATTAAGCGTACAAAAATTATTCTCAGGACTATCAGGCAAGGCACAATCATGTGCTTCAACATTAGTATTAGCTGTAGAAGTCCAATGGCGTGAATTACCACTTGAATCTGCACCAATCGTTGTATCGGATGGACTACCCACTCCAGTTTGGTCAAACTTTAAATGCCAACCTTTATTACCAAATGATGGAGAAGAATAGTTTTTTGGAATAAATACCCCATTTTTAAATTCACCTACTGTATCAACTGGTGTAACTGCCGAACCATCTAACCACCACCAATCAGAATAATAAACATGACCACCATACCCTGAATTTGAATGACCAAAGAAATGTGTTTTGTTTTGATTAAGACCAACTGTATCAGCATTTAATGAAGGAGCAGTTGCTGTTGCAAAAGATGTTTCTCTAACACCATTTATCCAAAGTTGAACTCTATCTCCTTCTGTACTATCTGTGGTATCTATTCTCACCCAAAGATGCATCCAAGCACTTGTATCACGAACTAATCTAGTAGTTATATAATTAAAGGTTGTTGCACCCCCTGCTGTTAAATCCTGCACAGCAACCTGGTCAACACTAATGCTATTACCACCCATCCATATATAACCTTGCCCAACACCACCACCACCTAATGTGGCAGAAAGTAAATTAGAGTAGTGTCCAGTCTGTTGTCTTTTTACCCAACCACCAAATGACATAATTTTAGTGCTTGTAGGAGAAGCACCATAATCTCTAGTTAATGTTTGAGTTGGAATGTTTCTGTATGAAGTTGTGGCAACACCATTATAGAAACCTGTGTCTTGATCTCCTGCGCCATTTGCCTTTATTATGCTCATAAATCAACCTTATGTTAATATTGCCGATGCTGAAACTAATATTGTATTACTGCCACTTGCCGCAGTACAAAAGTAAGCAAGATGATATGTGCCACTTGCACTTATTGTACTAAGCACATCTGCATTTATTGCAACAAGTGCGTTTGCAGTTATTGTATGATTACCACCATTTACAAATTTTATATTACCAGATTGTCCAGCAGCAGCATTACTAAATGTTATTTCGGTATTGCCAGTGGTGGTGCAAGTAAAGTCATTACCTACAGCTAAATCAAAACTACCATCATTTTCCGCTGTAACTGTTACACCAACTGATCTTCCAGTAACTTCGACATCATTGCTAACTGTAACTTTGGTTGATGCAGTTAAATCTATTGTTGGTGCAGTAATTTCACATTCTGTGTCGGCATCAATATCTAACTGTCCATCTGTGCTTGAACTTACAGATAAAGCACTATCTCTAAAAGTCATTTTTATAGCATCATTTAATAATAAAGCACTATCATGTACATGAGTTAAAGTTACATCATTATTTTCACCAAAACCCAAAACTGATGAATCGCTATCTAACTTGAGATCATTACTTACAAGAACGGCTGTACTTGCATTTAAATCAATGGTTGCCTCACCATCTACTGTTAAAACACCATCTGAACTTTGATGTACAAAACTAGCGGCATCACCAAATGTTAATTTATTAGTTCCATTAAGAGTTAAACCTGTGCCGTCTGTATGTGTTAAAGTAGTGTCCGTATCAGCACCAAAGCCTAATACTGCACTATCTGATTTAAGAGTTACATCATCAGACACAATCAAATCATCATCTACAGTTAAATCACCAGCAGCTAAATGTGCAAAAGCATCAACAACGGCTGCACCAGATCCCGCACCATCTAAGTAAAGAACTTTTGCAGTGCCTGGTGTTATTGTAACATTCGCACCAGATCCTTGAGATATTATAATATTTTGTGATCCACTAGTTCCATTTTCAATTATATGCACTCTTTTCATTGTGTTTGGAGATATAGTAATAGTACAAGCAGAATCTAAGGTTCCCGTGTATTTAATAAACATGGCTCTTCCTGCATCACTAGTAGCATCTGCCACAGTGGTTGCATGAGTGTCTGCGTTTGTTGTTATGGCTTCCGTGCCAAACCCTAATGCCTCACCTATGAGTTCTAAGTTTGTATTAGTTTTAGTACCCCATTGTCCTGACTGTTCGCCAGTATTCATTTCTTCGAGTCTTAAATTATTTACAAATGTACTTGCCATTATGCCACCTCTTGCCAGTTAGCTGTTTGATTTGGTACTATTAAGCTATATACTAATTCTTCTCCCGTACTACCAGTAGCACCAAGTCCAATTAAAGATACCACACATTGTGGCACTGTGACAACACTAGATATTCCACTTTGTGCCGCAACTAATGTAACTGCTATATCTACACTTGTGGTAACTGTTTCTGAACCTAGTGCTGTTGTACCAACAACATTAGTTACAGATGCTCCAGTTGTTGTTGCTATGTTAGGAATACCAAGGGTATTTGCAAAATAACCCATTAAAGCATGATTATAACATTGGTAATGCAATGTAGGTGCTCCGTCTGGAACAGTTATTTCTACATATCTAGTTGAGCCTGCATTAAAAGTAGAAGTGTCAACATAAGATGATTGAGATACAGAAGAACCATCTATATTATAACTAACACCACTTGTGTATGTTGTATTTTTGTCTTTATCTTCATAAAAGTTGATAGGATGGCCATTATTACTGCTATCACTTTGATCAAATCTATATGTATTACCTTCATACATAGTTAAAGTAACATCAGACGTAGCAGTCGATCCACCAATAGCATATTTATTGGTGGAGCCTTGATTATAATATGGGTGATTTGATGGATTGCCAGAAACAACAGTAACAGTATATGTAACTGTACTAGCACCAGTTTGACTTATAGCAGTAGTTGCAGAAACACCTGTTACGGCTACATTTACACCAGGAATACCATCTGGAGTGCCTAACGCAGTTGTTCCTACTACTCCAGTAACAACAACGTCAATCTCTTCATTCCAAGGACCTTGACCCCATGTGCCTCTACCCCAACCTTGTAAGGTAGAATTTGACATTTAGGCTATCCTTATAATCGCATTACTTGCATCAGCAGTTGGAAATTGAACTGTAAATGTACCAGATGTTGAAGTTTTATTAGATGTAAAATCTAAAACACAAACTGCTTTATTACTATTAGTGTCATTGTATATTAATGCACCCATAGCCGTAATCGTTGCAGTTGTAAAACTTAAATCAGCAAAATCTGTAAATGCCGTTGTTCCAGAAGTTGTTGGTGCAACTTTAGTCAAAGCTCCACCACCAGCAGTGTACGAACCACTGTTCGCTATTTCACCTGTCGTAGTATAAGCAGTTGTTGCCGCACCTAATGTTGCAGTAGTAGAAGATTTACCTCCGCCACCCTCTGCGTATAGTGCTAATTTAAAAGCATTACCATTTGTTGCAAAGTTGTGTGTACCTAACATTAACTCTTGTTTAAATGCAGTACACATTGCTTGTGCTATTGCCATGTTATAATCTCCTTATATATTCAGCCGTTTCTTTTTGACCACCTGATAGCAAGGCTTGAATGATAGTACCACGCTCTTCTCTTCTTGCCAAGAGTAGATAATGATACAGAACATTTTTGAGATGTTCTCTAAATTGATTAGCTTGTTGTCTAATGTGTGCAGGAGCATCATCTGATATGCTCACTATCTTATCAACAGCTAAGTCTGCAATTTGTTCATTTGTTAATCCTCCATTATTTGAAGTCATAACATTGACATTTCCAGCTTGTGATATTCCAACATTAAACATTTATTTCTCCTCATAACTAATACCAGGTATATCATCTCTGCCAATTAGATTAGGCTTTGAATCCAATGGTTCTGGTGGTTCTAATTTTGATTTCTTTGTTATTAACATACTACCTTGTGTTGTTGTAGAAACAAGGGGATCATCAAGTCTGTGATAACCATAAAGCTTTTGATCATCTGGTACATTCATATCAAGCAAAGATGAACTATTTGCTATGTGAACTTTAATTTTTTTTGAAATAGCTATGGCTAACCAAAATTCACAACAAGCTCTGCCTGCTTCGGCAAACGCAACATCTTTATGAGTAAAATCTATTCCATATAAATGCAAATCAGAAACCTCTTGTGCAATAGCATAACCCAAAGAGTATGATACTGTATTGTTAAAATAAGCATAACCAGTCTTTTGTATTACTTTTTGTAAGGGAAACTCAACAACATCTGGACATCTTTTGTCCAAACAACAAGAGAAAATAGGTATATCTTTCTTTTCTCTTAATCTATCTTGCATTATATTTGTTTGTTTTCCTGCATTTGGAGTATCAAGAAATCTTGAAGGAGGGTCCATCATAAAACACTTATCGTGATATATAACTCCAGACATAGAGTTTATAGTCCACACCTCATCAAATTTTTCACTACGAATTTTTGCTAATATATATTCAGAAAAACTATTGCCAAGTGCAACAATAGCAATACTTTTATTTTTCATTGTGCTACCTTCTATTGTTTTGGAACTCTAACCAAACCCTCCCTATAAGCATCTGTGTTTTCTTGACCTTCACCATATATTTTTAATCTACTTATGGCTTCTGTAAATCTTGCAGTATACAGTTGAATTAAATCAGATTCACCTTTCATAAAGGTGTAAGCCTCTACCAAACTAGCATACAACAAGGCATCAGGTGCATTTGTACTAATCCATGTGCTACCAGAGTCGTCTGTTGTTAGTGAAGCGGGTCTATAATAATAATGAAGTTCAACTGAATAGCTTGAATCTGGTGTAGGTGCCACAATAAATGTATTCACATCAAACGATGAATAAAATCTTGGACTTCCTGTAGTGCTTGGGTTTGGGGTAAATTCTTGTATGTAATTAACATCTTTTTGTAATAAAAAAACATTTTGACTACTCGAATTTACATAAGATAAAGAAAATGTAGATAAATAATCTGATGGTTTTTCTAAAAATTTATTTCCGCTAGTCATACCTCCAGTAACATTTTTTCTAAAATAATCTAAATCAACTACTTTAAATATTCTTTCTTCTGCGTTTTTAATGAAAAAAGGTATTTCTGCTACAAAAGTAGTTTCATCATTTTGTGTCCATTCTTGGATTGATGCAGTCAATGTTGTTAAAGTAAAACTCATGTTGTACTCACTGTTACACTACCTACACTTGCAGTAGCACTAAAAGATGTTAATAAACTTCCTAAATTTCCAAGACCTTGATTAGTATAAACTATGAAAGCTTTATTGTCATCTTTCACATCTGATCTTGCGTCTCTTATAGCTTCTAAATCTGTCCTTATTCTAGGAGGAGTTAATTGTGGATGTTTTTCTTCATATTCATCATATCCAACAACACTTCCATTCCATTCTTTTCTCATATCTTTAATACGATAACGAAATCCAGAACGATCAGATATTCTGTAAGCGTATTTTCCTTGTGCAAAAGCCATTATCCAACCTTATAATATGATAATTGTGGGCTTACTGTGAAAGATGATCTGTCTCTATCTTCGCCCATTGCCCTTTCAAATTCTTCCTCATATACTGTTTTTAATAATTGTATTCTATCTGGTGCTCTTTTCATGGCTATATAATAAGCCAATCCTGCCGTAAGACAAGGATAAAACCTAAAAGGTATCTCCATTGTATTTACTTGTGTGTCAGCGTCTTGTATGCGTGTTAAAGCATCATAAACAATAATATCTGTGCTATTCTCTGGTGCTGGCCATATCTTCAAGTTTGGTGTTACTTGTCTATCAAGAAAATATTGCGTAGGTCTACCAGTTGTAGTTTTGGTTGGAATATTAATATATGTGTCTCTGCTAATTCTACTCATGCTAAAGTCTGTCCCACTCCTGCGAACAACAGCAGATAATATATCAATAATGTCTGTACCCAAACTATACTCTGAATCAGATGCAGTAAGAGCTTGTGTCTTTTGTTCAATAGTCCATTGATTAAGACCACGATTAGCCCACTCTGCTAACATGATGTTCATAGAACGTCTAGCTGTTTGCAGATCATATCCAGTTCTAGCTTCTAAGCCACATCGCTCAAAAGCCTCTTCTATATATTCTGCTACATCTAATTCAAAGTTAGTTGAGCTTGATGTTGCCATTAGGCTTTACCACCTTTTTTCATTTTCTTAGCCATGCCGCCACCACGCATTTTTTTAGGTTTCGTAGCCATGCCACCACCCATCATTTTTTTGACTTTGCCGCCGTCCATCATTTTTTTAGCAGCATTTTTAAGTTGATCGCCCATAGCCATCATTTTTCTTGGACTCATTGCCATTTTAGTCTCCTATAATAGTTTTCGCGTTGCTTATAAATGTCTTCAACATTGTACATATTATAATAATTATCATAATATCCAAGTTTCTTCAATTTATTTGCACTTTCTTGAAGTTTACTTAGTCTTTGTACAAATATCAAAGAATATTCCTCACTGACAATTTCATCAAATGAACCATCATCTATAAGCTCATTTATATCATCATCAGGGTGGAATCCCATTAACCAAATATCTTGTTGGTCAAATTTATTTTCATGTATTAATACGTTTAAGTTAGATAAATTATTATGAAATATTTCGTTATCTTCATAACATAGATCAATAACTATAATTAAGTCTTTGGAATTATGAAACTTATTTATCAAAGTATAAACAATATCATAATTATTATTAGTTTTTAAAGCAAAACCAACTTTGTTGTTTTTCCAAGCAGTTTTTGCATATGGACATGATGGTAAATTGTTATAATTTTTATTTGGTATTTCTAAGGCGTGTTTTGACCACTGACGTACTTCTTCGCAAATTTTATCTTCGAGGCTCATTTCTTTTTTCTTCTTGCTGCTTGAACTCTTCTTGGCTTACCTGCTGGTTGACCTAATCTTTTCTTTTGTGCAATACGTTTTCTTTTCTCTGAAGTAGACATTTCAGATCCAGTTTTAGGAGTTTTACTGGAAATTCTTTTTGATGGCCTACAGTATGGCGTACCTCTCTTCTCTCCTTTTTTTCTTCCACAAGCCTTGCCAGTCCTTTGATCTTTCCAATCTTCTTTGAACCATCGTTTTAGTGCAAGACCTGCTTTTGTTTTACGAACAGCCATTATCTAAACTTTGTAACTTTACGTCTATTTTCCATAACAGCTCCACAACCACGAGCTATATTAGGATTGTTTGTTTTTCTTTTACGAGTTCTTTTAGGTACATTGCCACCATTTTTAAGCTCTATTACACCACCTTCTGCTTTCTTTTTAGCCTTCTTTTTACCACCAGTACCATAGTTTGCGGCACCTACTTTACGGCATTTTGCGATGGCCCCACTAGCATAAGCACTTGGAAAAACTCTGTAGCGAGCTTTAACTTTTCTGTAACAAGCGTCTTTTGGCATTTTTTTTCACCTTTAATATTTTTTTTACTTTTTTCTTTTTGTTTGGTGGCTTTGAGATTTGCTGACTCATTTGCGATCTACCTATAACCATTATTTTAACAACGCCAACAATTCTGTTACCGCTCCTGTATTAGTAACAGCTATAACTGCCAAAGCACCAATTAACATCCACTTTGCTTGAAAGACTGCTCTTTTAATATCTGTCATATCTGATCTTAATTCATCAACATGTTTGACAAGATAATCTTGTTTGGATTTCCATTCAGCAAATTCTATTTGCAAAGATTGAACATTTTTTGTCATTAACACTTCCACCTTCTTCTAGCTTGTCTTAATCTACTATTAGGATTTTTTGCAGCTTTAGGAAATTTTTTCATTTGCCCTGCTGATCTTGCACAATATGACTTACGTCTCTTTGCAGCGGTGCTACCTTTTTTTACTTTACCAGTAACTGCCGTTTTTAATTTACTTCCAGGGTTGTCTCTACGATACTTAGCAACACCCTTTGCAGTCATTCCCGCCCCACTTTTAGTAGAGCGGAAATACTTTTTAGTTTTAGGTGGTTGCTTGTCAGGCTTCCGAGCCATTAGTCATAACTCTTTCTAACTTGCATTATGATTGTATAGCTATCTGCTGATGAATGACCCACTGTAGTAAACATTATATCACCAGTTACACCAGAACTTGCTGGGTTTGTTAATCCACCAAATGATGTGTAATCGTGATGTCCACTTTGATTTTCGCCTAACTCAATACAAAAGTCGTCTGTTGAAGCATCAAACAAAACCTTGACTTTCATACCATTACACTGCCACCAAATTTTTTCTATGGTTGCTCTAGTACAAGCCTCTCCTCTAACATTTGTTGCTAAAGCAGAGACATCAACTTTTTTTACTGCACCTTCACCTGATCCATCAGAGACATTGGTAAACTTCAAGACAGCAGTTTGATGTCCATCAACCAAAGTTTGCGAAGTAACTGCGTCTGCCATTTAAACCTCCCTATTATTGATCAGCGAAAGCTGGAGCGTCTTCAGAAACTACATTACCCCAAACATAGTAATTAGTACTATCTTTACCAACTATGTTTATTTCCATACTACCAAAGTCAGTTAATGTTAACTTTGAGTTAGAACTTCCATTTGCATAAACAGAAACATTGTCTGCATTTGTATCTAAATGCTGAACATTTCCTAAGAAAAAGTTAGTGTTACCAGGAGTA